CCAGTCGCTCCATCCTCGACTGCATCGCATCCTCACTTTAAAGAGGGCCATGCCAGTATCGAATGAATTATCCTGCTTGAACTCTGGACGAACTCTCCAGAACCAATTGAGCTGGTGGACGGAACTATCAATCAAGAACCAAGCGGTACTTGACGAAAGCCAATCCCAACCAACAACTTGAACAATTCCTTTGTAGTAATTGAAGTCGTTATCGGCTGTTCCAGAACGTAAGGTGGACTGAGTCAGTATTTGAGCGGTTTTTTCAAGTGCCGGGGGAACCAGAAGTTTATCGGCTTTAACACCAATCTTCATTCCCTTGTCGTCAACTTGACCTCTCATAGCCAACAGAGCGGTATTCAAATTCGCCTCGGTTAAGGTAATACCTGAACCATTAGCATTTGATTGAGCCGTTCCGCCATCAGCCCGAGGATGCAGTGTTGAGCAAAGATATTTTGCATCTCCACCTGTTCCAGAACTGAAAGCGTTGTTGAATACTTGAGCTGCCAAATACTCAGCTGTCCTTCTTGCAGACCTAGCTAGTGCTTGCGGTTTCTTTTTGATGACGTTGTACCTATCGTCTTCCACCAACTCTTCAGACACCTTGAAACCCTTAGTGTACTTCAGATGAACATAAGAAATGTCATACATCTGTACTGGGTCTTCGTAGGTAATGGGCGAACCTTCGCCAGTTTGGGTTAGCAAACTGAATCCGGTAATCGCACTATCCCTTTCGACATCAATGGAGGAATCGTTTACATGGAAAATAGAACTGTAGACTTCGGGTAATTCGCTGTAGGTATCATCGAAAATTTTTCGTAGACCCGGTTCCAGTAAATCACCAAAATTTGCTCTATATGCTGCCATAAATTATCTCCTTAGATGGTGACGTCATTCAACAATTGGCTCCTACCGATACGGAACAAACCACAAGTCGTCGAAGAAGAACCATCCGGAAGGGTGGTTACTAGTTCAACTAACTGGAAGTCTTGTGTTCCAACTGACCATGCTCCCTGAGCGGTGGTGTAGTTGACGGAATCACAATATGTCCCATCGGCAACAGCTCCAAGGAACCATTGTCCTACCATCGCTTGAGTTAAAGCTCCAGCACTACAATAAGCCTGGAATAAAGCCATCGGGTCAACGATGACTACGCCTTTAACTTGGTCGACGGTGGTATTGTCAGCAGCAGCGTTATAGGTATCGTCGCCGGTAATTGTTCCCGAAATGGAATCCTGTGTCTTAAAGACACTTTCGCCATTTTTGGTTACTATACCAACTAAAATTCCCAAACAAGCTGCATCAATAGCGGAACCCATAAGGTATCCACTGGTCCATTGGACTTTGTCTCCAATTGTCAAATTACCTGCACTGTCTGAAATTATTACTTCAAGAGTTGCTGGCGTTTCTACACCCGGGGTCAGATGTCGAACATACTCGAACCCGTATTTAGATGATTTCGCCATAAATTAAAACTCCTTTAGCATCAGCTTTATTTCTTTGTCAGAGTTTTCTTGCCTTCAACGTATTGGTCTCTGGTAAGACCCATCCTTTCAGCAACGTGAGCTTCTTCTGGAGTCAAGACCGTTTCACTTTTTCCGCCTTTCGATGGAACACTTGAAATACTTGCCCGTTCTTCACCCTCATCGCCTTCATGGGTTTCTGACTTGGACTTATATTTTTGTAGTATATAAGCGTTCTCCAGAGTACCACTTAACCTTCGTAAGTCAACGTGATTAAGGTCATTTCCTGTGAGCTCGTATATAGCGTCTCCGATGTTTTTGCGGAGCTTACGTCGCTCTTCAGGGTCTAGTTCATTGATACCGTGTTTTTCTTCAAATTTACTTAAAATTAAATCCGAAGCCACACTTCGTACCTCACTCTGGGAGTTATCTTCTTCCTTAGCATCAGCCTTGGTTGGAGTTGTACTGGGTAAGTTTTTCTTTTTAAGTTTTTCATCAAGAGCTTTGAAAAGTTCAGGGTCGTTTTTGATTTCGTCAAGTAAGGGATAGACCACTGTCATAAATTCCCTAGCTTGCTGAACTTCCGTACTCTGCTCACCATACTTTTTCTCCAAATCCTTATAGGCTTTAGCTACTTCAGTCGGACTATTGTACTTTCCTTCCGTAATAGTTTGCCATTCCTTATCAACTGACTCGGTAGTTTTAGGTGTTTCCTTCGGCTGAGTCTCGGCCTCAGGGACTTTAATTTCGTCTGCCATACTGGGTTAATCTCCTCGATTAAGTATCCAATTAATAACGGCTTAATAACCAATGATACTACATTGTGCGACTAGATTGCAAGACTGTTTCTATTTCTTGCCTGTTTTACCAGTCTTGTTTGTTTTTGGATGAACTCTTTTACCAATTTCACCGAGTAATCGGCGAAGATGGGTGAGTGTTCCTTTGATGGAAACTTTTTTAGGTGTCATTTATTCTTCGGTATAACCTAATCCTTTGGCGGCCGACCAATTCTGTATCCCCGGGGCGGTTCTGGGTATCCGTCCATAAAACAAGTCACTGGCCACCTTAATATTTAACTCAGGGTTGGTAATTAAATCATAATAAGTTAAACCTTGACTCTGGAGATATTCTGAAACTGCCTCAGCGGTATTCATTTGCATTAATCCGGCATCAATACTGGGATATTGTCTCCGTAATTGTAGCCACTGGTCCCGGTTTTCGACAGGAACACTAAAACTATTCTCCCCGGCATTAATGTGAGCTAGATTGGGACGGTTACTGCTCTCTTTAAACATAATATTACTCCATTTCATCGGGTCTTGGTCAGGAAAATGCTCCTTAATCAGGGGCATATATTCATTATCGGGAGCACCCTGAACCGGAGTAACAGTCGGAGTCGGCTGATATTGTTGAGACGGAACCTGGTCAATTGTCCCGACGTCGGGACTATTGTACTGCTGTTGAGGAGTAGGAGTGCTGTTAGGGAAAGGGATGCCTGGGTAAACAATATCCCAACGGTCAGGCTTTTCGGTCATTCCCCGAGCCACCTGCATCGCTTGTTCCAATTTAGGATTAACCGTCGGTGTCGGAGTTGGTGATTTAAACAGACTGGTTAATTTAGAAAATAACTCCGATAGTTTTATCATTTTTCTCCAGCTTTCATCGCCTCGTCAAAGGTTTTTCTAAATTTTCGAGCCTCGTAAATTCTACCCTCAAGATGGGACTTTTTTAAAGCAATCATCAGGTCGCCGGAATTTATCTTAAACGCCTGAACAATAATATTCCGTTCTTCAATTTCAATTAACTTCAGAAAGACTTTAAATTCAGGTCGAGAAGCTAGTCTGGCTAAATCTTCTTGGTAGGATTTGGCAAATGAGAGGACTCTTGGTTTTTTCATACATTCCTCCCTACCTGGACCCCACTATTGGCTCCATCCATCCCTGAAGGCACCTGGTCGCCGCCCTCAATTCTGCCAGGGACAGTTTCACTCATGCCACCCTCACTGGGGGGAGTAATACCACTAGGTTGACCCATTTCCCCGCCAGGTTGACCCTGACCCATACCGCCACCTGTTTGACCTGTCGTTCCCCGAGCCTGTTGAGCCGCAATTTCGCCCATAACGTGATTGGTGAACAGTTGAATTATCTTTTGGTCCTCAGCCGGAATGTCCTCTTTGAACCGTTTGGAGTTCATAAAGTCGACGTGAATCTGAGTGTGAACCGCTGAAGCGTAGGCGGTCGGTGCTATCTCATTTCCCCGTAGCATCTGGTCATTTTCAATACTAGCCAGGTCAATCATTTGCTGTAGAGGAATACCTTTGGGAACATCCTCACCCGGTTTCTTAACTTTAAAGTCATCAGGATTTAGTTCCCGGCTCTCCAGTAAAAATTCGGCCAGTTTCCAGGGGTCAACTGTCGGATTAGTACTTAATCGGTCATACATTTCGTCAGCTTTTTGTTGCATTAACGGTTTACTGATAGGTAAAGTGCTACTAGCCTTGTATCTGACATCGTAACTGCCGTAAGATGGGAGGAAAAACTTGGGTTCCGCCTTAAAAAAGCTAATTCCCCGGGAAGGAGACATCTTTGGTTGGTTGGTTCTGGGGTCAATTTCTATTTTTTGGTTCTCCAGACGGATATTTCGGTAGGTTTTCTTCATCGGTTGACCGTCACTGAAGGTTAAACTGCCCTCTGCTTTGGCTTTAGCCACCATTTCTTCTCCGGCAATCGCTTCTAACTTGGGTTGTGAGTAAAATTGCATGATATTAGCCACCCTTATTCTGCCGACATCAACTAAAGTGTCGTTTTTAATCTGCCAAACCTTCATATTCAGCCGTTTAAGAGTCGCTTCTTTCAAAATAGCCGCTTCAGTCGCAGTTCCGGCGGTAGAAACCGACTGTTGTCGCTCATCCATGCCTGTAACCCGAATCCTATCGTCATTTAACATCCCTAAAGTATCAAAAACCGACCGGGCAATATCGGAATATTCGGGGAATTTTATCTGAGTAACATCACCTACCGGGATAATTCGGTGAGGAGCCGCCATCGCATCTTCATCCTCCAGGGTCATACTGTCAGAGGTTAAGATTGGTTTATCAATATCCAGGTGGTTACGGTCAATTATCATTCTTCTTAAAGTATTGGTTTCTTCCTGCAGACTTTCCATCAGTTCACATTCACCCTTACCATAAAACTGGTAAGGTCGGAGGACATCAATCACTCTGACAAACGGTAGTTGTTTGTGTTTATAAGGATTGGCTTCGTTGCGGATAACGATATCATTGGCGACCACGATAAACTTGTCATCGGGTTTGTTCCAATACCACAGAACCTCAACTTCCCTCGATTGGTCTATCCTTTCCGGTGGTTTATAAAATTCATAGTAATTAGTATCGCCACCCGGTTTCACCAATGAGGACTGGTTGAATGGGTCCCAGACTTTACCGGTGAAAAAACTACGGAAGTCATCGTAATCCATAATATTTCTCCAAATAGCATCTTTGGCTCCGCAGGGTCCGGTGAAAGACCTGGCTCGTTCATCAACGTAAAAGTCATTTAACCTGATGGGCATTAAGTAAGTATCATCAAATTCCAAGATTTGTTCATCTTTACCTTGTTTATTTTTGATAGTTCGGGGTTCTTTCCAGTAATATTCCATGCCAATTCCGGTTCCGTAAATTAAAGCATCCTTAACCATTTGGAATAAAGCCACATTACTCTTAGAAACTTCCCAGGTATAGGCTAAAATAGCGTTCATTACCATCGCTTTAGGTTCATCTTCCGACCCTCGGGCTACCACCCAGGGCATCATTTCCTGATTAACTATCTCTGATAGCTGTGATTCGATAACTGAAGTGCTGACCGGGATATAGATATTACTCTTCCAATCATTAGCATCTTTTGGGGAACGATAGGCGTTCCATTGTTTTTCCCATTTATCCCAATCCGGTTCCAATTCGGCCCGCTTATCGCCCATCTCCTGTTTTCGGTTGTAGACATGATGAAGGACTTTGAGTTCAGCTTCGTCAGGGTTATAAATCTTCCTAATATTCGGTTCTTTTTGGTTAATGGTAACTGCCATTTTATTTAATATAAATAATGATTACGGCCTCGGTCTTCGGAGTCAAGGAACTTTGGTTTTAGTCCCCGACTGGGAAAGGCAATTTGTAAAGCGTAGGACAAAGCATCGATGATGTCATCGTGTCGACCTTTAGGAAATCTGATTAATTCGTCCTCTAATTGTTCCCT